AACTCCAGCAGTCAGCAATGACCGCACTCCGCGCGATAGCAGGGGCCGCAAGTGGGGCCGCTCGGAACAAAACCGCGACACGGTAAGGGCCATCCGGCGCCCGGTGCAAATCCGTAAGAATCCGTGGGGCTGGCCGTACATCGAAGCCCGGAGCATGACGGTGGAATCGCACGCCGGCATCATCGATGTCCCATGAGGGGGTGAAATCTCCCATGCGCTGCAAACTGTGCCTAAAATGTAGGCATCGTGACCGAAGCAAAACCGCAACGACCCGGAACCTTTGTAAAAGGGCAGCTAAAGCCCAATCAAGGCAAGCGCGGTCCTGACAAAACGACAAAGATAGCAAAGGACGTGATCGCCGAAGCAGCTGCAGAGCTTGGCGGCATGACCCGGCTCGTCGCATGGGTGAGGGAAGACCCACTCAATGAGCGCGCATTTTGGGCCAGCATCTTCCCGAAGCTACTCCCGTTGCAGGTGACCGGCGAAGGCGGCGGGCCGGTGCTGGTCGCCGCTGTGGAATGGACCATCAAGGGCGATGATCCTACGGCGTGAGTGTCCAAAGGCATTCGCCCGGCTGCTCAAGCCTGCACGGTACAAAGGCGCGCACGGTGGACGCGGCTCGGGCAAGTCTCACTTCTTCGCTGAGTTGCTGATAGCCAGGTGCGCTAGCGCCAGGACCGATGCTGTCTGCATCCGGGAAGTTCAGCGCACTCTCAATCAGTCGGTAAAGAAGCTGCTCGAACTGAAGATCGAGGCGATGGGCCTTGGAAAGCTATTCACGGTTCAGGACGCTCAAATCCTCGGTCCATACGGCGGCCGAATCATCTTCGAGGGCATGCAGAACCACACGGCGGACTCGATCAAGTCGCTCGAAGGCTACGATATTGCATGGGTAGAGGAAGCGCAGACACTGAGCCAGCGCAGCCTAGACCTGCTCAGGCCGACGATTCGCAAGGAAGGGTCTGAACTGTGGTTCGGATGGAATCCGAGTCAGAAGACAGACCCGGTTGAAGCTCTGCTACGCGGCGCTGATCGTCCGCCGGGCGCGGTGGTTATCGAGGCGAACTACCGCGATAACCCGTGGTTGCCGGACGTGTTGAAACAGGAAATTGAGTATGACAAGCGGCGCGACCCGGACAAGTATTCGCACATCTGGCTTGGTGGTTACGTTCGCAACGCTGAGGCGCGAGTGTTCAAGAACTGGCGCATTGAAGAGTTCGAGCGGCCGGCCGGCACGGTTCATCGGCTAGGCGCGGACTGGGGTTTCAGCGTTGATCCGTCGGTCCTGGTGCGATGCAGCATAGACGGCCACATCCTGTACATTGATTATGAGGTGTATCAGATCGGCTGTGAGATTGACCGGCTACCCGAGCTATTCATGGGTGTCCCTGAGTCTGAGAAGTGGCAGATCATCGCCGACAGTGCCCGGCCTGAGACGATCAGCTACATGCAGAAGCACGGGTTCCCGCGCATCGTGGCGGCGATCAAGGGTGCAAAGAGCCTGGAGGAAGGCGTCGAGTTCCTGCGCAGCTTTGATGTTGTGGTGCATCCTCGGTGCATCCATACCATTGACGAGTTGACGACCTACAGCTACAAGACCGACCCGTTGACGGCTGAGATTATCCCGGTGCTGCAGGACAAGAACAATCATGTGATTGACGCCATTCGGTACGCTTGCGAAGGGGCTAGGCGAACGGGCAAGGTGACGCCGGGCTACGATTTCAGCAAATCTGCCGCCGTAGGTCATGCAATTTAGGCATAATGCTCGCCATGCAACGACGCGGATTTCTCGGATCAATTCTCGCGGCCTGTATGGCTCCGGCAATTGTTCGGGCCAGTTCGCTTATGCCTGGGCGGGCGTTGACGCTTTCTGATGGCGGAATAATCGTTGGTGATTCGATCATGGAAACGATCATGACTACCGGGGGCAATTTGATGACGGGCGATATCATCACGATTGCTGGCGTGAAGGACGCATACGGTCGCCTTGTCAGGTTTCGCACTGGACTTGTTTCTGCAGGATCAACGCAGTTGGAGTTTGCATAGTGGCTGACGAACTGCGCGAAGCTCAATCTTTGTATCAGGAATCCCTGGACGCAAGCAGGGACCAGCGCCAGCAGATCAGCGACGACCTGTTGTTCAGCGATCCGTCGAACCCTCAGCAATGGGAGGAGGACGTGCGCAACGCGCGCGAGATGGACCCGGGTGGCAAGCGGCCGTGCCTGGTGATGGACCAGACCGGGCAGTATGTGGCGAACGTCGCCGGCCAGGTGGAGAAAACGCCGCCGGCCATTCATGCCGTGCCGGTCGGCGGTGGTGCCGACAAGAAAGCAGCCGAGCAGATTGACGGTCGTTTCCGGCACATCGAATACGCGAGCAAAGCCCAGCAGCACTACACCCGTGCGCTGACCAGCGCGGCGCGTGCTGGGGTTGGATACCTGGTCGTGCGTCCTGAGTATGTGAACCGGGCGCTGGGGTGGCAAGAACCCCGGATCGGGAGTGAAGCCGATCCGTTGCGGGTGGTGTTTGACCCATGGAGCGTCAATACGGACGGATCAGACGCCAATTTCGGCTATCTTCTCACGTCGATCAGTCAGGCAGAATTCAAGCGGCAATACCCGAAAAAAGACCTTTGCGACTTCGGTGATTTGGAGCGTACAAAGCGCTTTGACAACAGGGAATCGGTGTTGCTGGCCGAGCAATGGGCGAAGGTCGAAAGCTCGAAGACGGTGCTTGTGTGGGCTGGGCCTGATGGTGCTGAGGCATCGGGGTCCGAGGATGAGTATCAAGCGGCGATGCCATCCGGGGTGCAGTACATCCGAAGTTACAAGGACAAGACGCAGGCGATCAAGTGGCGGCGCATGTCCGGCGCTGACGTGCTCGAGGAGGCAGACTACCCGGCGGACTGGATCGGCATCATCCCGATCTATGGTTACGTGGGTTTTGCTGACGGGCGCATGAAATATTGCGGCATTCCAAGGCGCGCCAGGGTGCCGCAGCAGGCGTATAACTACCACGTTAGCGAGCAATTGGCCTACATCGGCACTGCACCGAAGTCGCCATGGTTGGCTAGCAAACGGGCGCTGAAGGGCGTAGAGCAGATATGGGACCGTGCCAGTACTCAGGCGCGGGCGTTTTTGCCGTTCAATGACCTGGACGAGGACGGGCAGATCAGCGCGCCGACACGCTCGAATCAGGCGGCGAACTTGGTAAATCATGAGGCTGGCGCGGCGCAGGCTCTGCGGGACATTCAAGCATCTATTGGCATGTACGCGGCCAACATCGGGGCGCGTTCGAACGTGGTCAGTGGCGTGGCCTACGATGCGCAGAAGGAACAGGGCGAGGCGAGTACAGCACACTTCCCGGCGCACCTTGCGGCCAGTGTCGGCCAGGTCGGGCAGATCGTTATGCAAATGGATGCTCGGCTGAGTGACACGCGGCGCAAGCAACCCATAGTCGGGGTCGATGGGTCATCGGGCTCGGTGCAGGTCGATCCCGATCAGCAGGAGGCATTCCAGCGCATACCGGGCCAGGGCGTTGTCATCAATCCCAGGATCGGGCAATACTCGGTGCGGGTGGTGGTGGGTGCGAGCTACACGACTCAGCGCAAGGAAACCAACGCGGCCTTTGCTGAGATCATGCGCGGCAATCCTGAACTTGCGCCGACGGTTGCGCCATTCTGGGCGCAGACTCTCGACTTTCCCGGATCGGACAAGTTCGCGCAAGCGCTGGCTGCGATGGCGCCGCCACCAGTCAAGGCCATTTTGCAGCCTGAGGGCGCTGAGAATGAGGTAGACCCGGCCAAGCTGGCGCAGGAGTTGGAGCAGTGCAAGCAGGCACTGGCTGAGGCCATCCAGCACGCGCACGATGCACAGAAGGATGCTGATGAGGCGATCGCAAGCGAAGCGGCTAGTAAGCGCGCTGTGGCCGACAAGGAGCGGGAGCTTGACATCAACAGCTACAAGGCGGAAACGGACAGGCTCAAGGTGACGGGAGCGAATGAAGACCAGATAACCGCGATCACGACCGGGCTGGTGAACGAGATGCTGATGCATCCGGACCCGGACGAGGATCAAGCCGAAGACCAGACTGAAGGGATGCCCATGCAAGGCAAAGTCTCACCACTGGCAGCACAGGTCATGCCTCAGGTTGCAGCACAGGTCATGCCGCATGTTCAAGCGTTGCAGGACGGGCAGGACATGCTCGCGCAGAATCACGCGAAGCTGGCCGAGAGTCAACAGGCCATTGCACAAGGGCATGGCGAGCTACTGCAAGGCCATCAAGCTGTGGTGCAGGGGCAGGACCGGCTCGCGCAGATGCTGCAGGAGCTGGCCGACCTGACGCGCAAGCCACGGCGCAGGGTGCCTGTCAGAGACAAGCATGGCAACATAACCGAGGTCATCGACTCGGTAAACGAGGATTGACATGGCTGCAGGAAAGTACATCCAACCCGATGCGAGCGTATTGCAGGACTTCAGCGCGTCCGGCATCCTGGGCGCGACGAACACGCAGTTTCGGTTGGCGCTGATCACGAGCGCATGGACGCCTAACAACGCGACCGACACCAACTATGCGAACGTGAGCGGATCGGAACTGCCTACGGGTGGAGGATATACGGCGGGTGGCGGGGCGCTTACCGGGGTTGTGCTGAGTCAGACGGGCGGCTTGGCCAAGTTCACCAGCGCGCCTTTTGTCTGGACGGCATCAGGTGGCGGGATACCGGCCTGGCGGCGGGCCGTCATCTACTGGCTCGGAACGCTTAACGGCGTGGTCAATCCTTTGGTTGCGTACTTCCTGGGTGACGGCACCAACATCGACGTTCCCGCGACGACGGCCGGGAATACGCTCACTGTGACGCAGAATGCAAGCGGAATTTTGACGGCGGTGCAGGTTTAACAAGGAGATACCACATGAAGACAGTAAACGCAACTTTTACAGTAACCCGCGAAGGCATCACCACGGCATACCCTCTACCAAAGCTGGCCTACGCGCGCTACGTCACGCTGCAGATCGCACTAATTGGTGCGCTGGTGCAGTTGACTGGCTTCGGTACCCGGCGAGCCGCCCAGCTTGTCGAGGACGTTCCGGCCACTGGACGGATGCCGCTGCGAGGAACGAATGATCTTACGTTCAGTCTGGTTGCCGATCACGGAGCAGGAGCCTCCTCGTTCAGCGCATCCTATGCAGGCATCAGTTCAATGGGCGCGGACAGGTCCACGGCGCTCATGATGCAGGCGTATAACGGCGCGATGGCAGGGGACGGAGATTGACATGAACAAGCAGACGCTCGCGACATTCACAATTCAGCAGATTCAACTTCCCGTTGGTGTCATTCCTGCGGGCTACATGGCGTGGATGACGCTGGGAAACTCGACCGTCCAAATGCAGCAGCTGCCTGAGGACGCAAGGTCGTGTGTCTTCACAGTAGCC